GTCAGCTACAGATGCAGGCGGCAGGTGCGAAAGCGGCCCGTAAGCCGTACAATTTCATTACACAGATGATGATGGGCGACATCGTTGAAATCATCGCCATACTTTTGTTGAAAATCTCTGGTGCAAACATCACCGGGGGCAACGACAAAGTATCGCTGAAGATTGTCGATGCGATCATCAACGGCACTGATGACATCGAACTAGATGGAAAAGTGTACGACATCAAATCCTGTTCCCCATGGGCCTTCAATCACAAGTGGTCGAAGGGCTATGAGGGGCTAAGGGAAAGTGATGATTTTGGCTATATCGGGCAGCTCGTTGGGTATTCCAAAGCCAAGGGTAAAGAACCCGGCGGTTGGATCGTAGTTTGCAAAAGCACAGGTCGCATAAAAGTGGTCGAGTTTGAGGGTGGCGATGACGAAATGTCATTGGTCATGCAGAACATCGAAAACACTGTTTCAGCGATCCTGTCGAAGGCTACGTTCAAGCGCAGCTTTGAACCCATCGATGACAAATGGCGGGGCAAAAGCACTGGCCTACAGCGCCTATGCAAAACCTGCGAATTTTGTCCGTACCTCGGTGAATGTTGGCCCAGCGCCACCTTCAAAGCCCATCCAAAATCAGAGGCTAAAGATCCGCCGCATTATTGGTTCGTTGAGGACAAGTAATGCCGATCAAGACCGCCTCAGCAAAAGCTAAGGGGCGGCGATTACAGCAGTGGGTCCGAGACCGCATTCTGGAAACATTTCCCAGCCTGAAAAGTGATGATGTCACTTCGACGGGCATGGGACAGAACGGCGAAGATGTCAGATTGGCATCCGCCGCTCGGGAACTCTTTCCCTATTCCACTGAATGCAAATCCCAAAAACGGATCGCTGTGTACGGCTTCTATGATCAGGCTAAGGACAATTGCCCTACAGGCGTAGAACCCTTGGTCATCATCAAAGCTGATCGCCGCCCTCCCCTCGCTCTGATCGACGCAGAGCATTTCTTCAAACTTATTTCGAGGGTTCGCAATGAACGATAAAGAAAAAATATTACCGTCCGATACCATGGGCCTCATCATCCACTGCAAAGAGGATGGTGGCATGGAAATCTTTACGGGTCACAACTTCACCGACGATTTCGACAAACATGCGGTGCATGATTTCGAAATGATCTTGGACGGCCTGAACTACATGCTGAAATATCAGACTGAGTTCATGCACCAATTAGGTGAAATGGCGATGCTTGCGGGTCGGGGTTTAACCGAAGAAGAGCAACGGATGATTGAGGAATATGACCGCAATCAGGCCGAAGCGTCTGAGGGTAAATCTAAGCCTGCCAACATCCTGCAATTTCCGAAGGGGAAGTTGCACTGATGGATTACAAAACAGATGTAACGATGGAAGATTTCGTCAGTGAAACAACCGATTTCTTTGACGATGCGGTCCACCATCCGCCCCATTATGGACAGGGCAAAATCGAGTGCATCGATTACATAAGCGACTTTCTCACACAGCCTGAATTGATCGGCTATCTGCGAGGCAATGTCGCCAAATACCTACACCGTTGGCCGTACAAAAACGGCCTCCAAGATTTAAACAAAGCGGCCTGGTACTTGGACCGCTTGATAGCAGTCGTTGAGGAACAAAATGATGGACGTTAGCTTTGAATATTTCGATGAAAACCGATTGGCTTTCATGGACCCTGATGCCTACCTAGGCAAAACACCAATGCAGATGGTGGCACAGTTTCACAAAATCATGGGGCATAGCATCGGCCTGCCCTATGAACAAAACAGTGACGCAGACCGCCTGCGCATGAAACTCATGAGCGAAGAGTTTGATGAGGTGTGCGCAGCGGAGGAACAAGAAAACCTGCTGAAGGAGCTGTGTGATGTGCTGTACGTCACTTATGGGTACGCCATAACCTTCGGCTGGGATTTGGACGAAGCGTTCCGCCGGGTCCATGCATCAAACATGTCCAAGCTGGATGATGATGGTAACCCCATTGTCCGCAGCGATGGCAAAGTGATGAAGGGTCCCAATTACCAAGAACCTGATTTGGGGGATTTGGTCTGATGGCGGCGTATAAATCAAACCTGAACCCTGCGTTCCGATCCAAGTTTTCGGAAGACATCTTCAACCATAAATACAGGCATGAAGGTGCGGAAACTTGGGAACAATTGGCAAAAACTCTGGTTGAGGACGTTTGTGGTGATGTCCTCACCAAAGACGAAGTTGACCAGCTCACCCAGTACATCGCCGAGATGAAATTCATTCCCGGCGGGCGCTACCTCTACTATGCGGGCCGTCCCAACAAGTTTTTCAACAACTGTTATCTGTTGAAGGCCGAAGAGGACACCCGAGAGGATTGGGCAGACCTGTCATGGAAGGCCGAAAGCTGTCTGATGACTGGTGGTGGCATCGGCATCGATTACAGCGTCTACAGGGCCGCTGGAACGCCTATACAGAAAACGGGCGGCACTGCATCAGGGCCAATCCCAAAGATGAATATGATCAACGAAATAGGTCGAAGGGTCATGCAGGGCGGATCTCGTCGATCTGCGATCTATGCTTCATTGAACTGGCAGCATGGTGACATCAGCGATTTCCTGCGGGCAAAGGATTGGCAAAACATGCCAGTGGGCCAAACAGGGCAAAGCCTGTGGGACATCAAGCAGTCTGATTTCAACTTCCCAGCGCCCTTGGACATGACAAATATCAGCGTCAACTACGACACAGATTGGATCATGCAGTATTATGCTACTGGGCACCCTGGTGATGTGTTTGTTGAAAACGTTCGGCAGGCGATGCGTACCGCTGAACCCGGTTTCAGTTTCAACTTCTTCGACAAGAACGATGAAACACTCAGAAACGCCTGCACCGAGGTCACCAGTTCGGATGATAGCGATGTCTGTAACCTAGGATCGCTGAACATGGGTCGGATTGATGATATCCATGAGTTTGCAGATGTGGTGCATCTGGCCACCAAGTTCCTGATTTGCGGCACCATGAAAGCCAAACTGCCCTACGATAAGGTCTATGATGTCAGGCAGAAAAACCGCCGCCTCGGGCTTGGCTTGATGGGCATCCATGAATGGCTAATCAAGCGCAACAGCCGTTACGAGGTTACGCCTGAGTTGCATAGTTGGTTGTCGGTTTACCGAGGTGTGTCTGATGATACATCGGCAAAAACGGCTGATGAGTTGGATCTATCCCGCCCAGTGGCCAAGAGGGCGGTGGCGCCGACAGGTTCTATAGGAATCCTGGCAGGCACATCCACTGGGGTCGAACCAATCTTTGCGGTGGCCTATAAACGGCGATATCTCAAGGGTCAGAACCGTTGGGTGTATCAGTATGTTGTCGATAGTGCTGCGCAAGAGCTGATTGAACGCTACGGGGTTGACCCAGAGGGCGTTGAAAGTGCGATTGATCTGGCTGAGGATTACGAACGCAGAATGGCCTTTCAGGCGGATGTTCAGGATTATGTTGATCAATCGATTTCATCAACAATCAACCTGCCGTCATGGGGAAGCAAACTGAACAATGACGATACCGTTGAGAAGTTCGCTACAACCTTGGCTAAATACGCTCCTAGGCTCCGGGGTTTCACCTGTTACCCTGATGGCTCCAGAGGTGGGCAACCCCTCACCAGCGTCCCGTACAGCGAGGCTGTGACCAAACTGGGAACCGAGTTTGAAGAAGCCATCGAAACGCATGACATTTGCGACATCAGTGGCACTGGCGGCACATGCGGGGTTTAATCATGAAACGGATATTTCCTGCGAAAACACCCTACGAGCATGGTTATAACGCATTCATCGCAAATGATGAGTGCGTCTACCGTAAAGGCTCTTTCTATGAACGGGAATGGCACAGAGGTTGGAACACCGCCTATTCCCAGAACAAGGAACGTCAGAGTGCTTAAAGCGTTTGAAGAAGATCAATGGGAAATATTTGATGCCCCAGCCAAGGCGCTGGGGATCAAGTTTTGGGAAGCAATGGACTGTGAATGCGTCGAGAATGAGGATCCGTTCGGGATTGATCTAATCGTTGAGCGCAACGGTAAATCCTTCGGCTGCGAGGTTGAGATCAGGCAGAAGTGGCATGGCACTGATTTCCCATTCGACAGCCTCTACCTACCCTTGCGCAAAAAGAAGTTCGCCAAGGACAAATCTGTGTTCATGGTGATCAATAATTCGCAAACGCATGCGATGTATGTCAGGGCCGAAGATGTCCTAAATAGCCCTGTCGTTGAAAACAAAAACGAGCGGGTTCCATCGGGTGAAAAATTCTACTGCGTTCCGCTTGATAAATGCCAGCACATCAATTTGCTGGCGATGATTACGCCGACCTAGGGAAACTGATTTTTTCGTTCATTGTCCTGTACAATGCATCCCAGTCCGCTCCCCGAGAATAAATCCCATAGGTCAAATTATCAACTTTATGCCCAATTATTCTTGCGGCGAAATGAACATCAACTCCTGCAGTTTCAAATCGCTTCGCTAGCGTCGAACGAAACGAATGGAATGTGTAGACTTTGTTCCCAAACCCCAATTCCTGCTTAAGCCTGGAGAACCGCTGGCTAAGGCCCTTACTGCGCTTTCCAGTGGCATTGGCGCTGGATTCTTCCGACAACAGATAACCGTCAGTGCTAGACTGCTTAAGGCGCTCAACGACCTGTGAGACATCTTTGTGCATTGGAACTGATCGTTCACCGCTAGGTGTTTTTGCATTTCGAATAATAAAACTGTCAGCGGTGACATCCTTGATCTGCATTTGCGCCAGCTCTTCAATTCGGCATCCGGTGTACATTCCTAATCGAATTAAATCGGCAAGGTTATGGTCACCATGTCTGTTGGTCGCCTCGGCCTTCTTCACCGCCGCATCAAGCAACAGATACACCTCATCAACTGAATAGGCTTTATTCGCCTCATCACTGTTTTTGCGGGTGGCTTTGGTTTTGATCTCTTTGGGCAGAATTCGATCATAGTCGATTAAGTTTGGTGCACCGGTGTACCTTTGGGCGCAATACTCCCAATACTTTTTTGCAAAGTTTAGGTTTTTGCGCAGGGTAACCCGAGACCAAGGTTGCTTGCCGTCTGTACCCCGTAATCTAGCATCACAATAAGTAACCAACTGCTCAGTGGATATGGTCTCGAACACTGGGAACTTTTTGACAAAAACATCCGTCATATAACGCTTACCTTCAATGTGCACTTCAGGTGCGTATTTCGCATAATCAAAGAACTCATCGATGTAGTCGGCTGTATTAGCTAAGGTTGACGTAACCCCGCCAAACGCTCGGGTGCGCTTACTTTGCTGTTCTTCGCTCAAGTTTGGAATGTCAGGGTTAAAATACTTTGCAGCCATAAGATGTCGCATTTGCGGGCTGAGATTCATTTGATCCAAGAACTTATTCATCGCATTGATTGCATCTGAAACCTCACCTATCTCCATATCCGGATCATTTCTGGCGATGGCAATTTGCATCTTCCAATCAGCGATGTACTGATGCTTCCACTGCTCGGCCAAACCAGCATCAGAGGTTCCCAGTGATTTTTTCAGACGAGCCTTACCGAAATGCTTACGCAAGTCTTTTGGTACATCCATGAACACCATCCAGGTGTTACCCTTCAGCTCTAAGTATTTACCGACTTTTCTGGTCTTAGGCATTTAATTTTCACCTCAATCATTACGGTGAATATAATCTTTTACCACCCCTCTTACCACCCCTAAATAAGAATAAAATACAAAAAAACCCATATTTTATTGAGTTTTATTCTAATTGAGACGGTCTCTCATCGCCCGCTCCAAATTCTTTTTTCTATACATATCAGTGCTTTAGAGGTTAGCTACTTAGGCTTTACCACCCCTTTTACCACCCCAATATACCACCCTAAATAAAAGCAAAAACGGCCACTAAAATAGCAGCCGTTTTCGGTATTGATCCTGACATGGGTGTTTGAGGCTATGCCTTACGGCACTGAACCACTTCCCTAGTCTGGTAAATGATGTGGTATTCATTGAAGTGATCGCTCTCAAAGCACACCACTTTCATTGGGCCATCATCGCTTTTCTCTAGCGCCTCATTCACTTTGTCAGCGAAATCGGCGAAGTCTTCATTTCCTCGAAATGAAAATTGCAGCACATTGTCTTTCAACGGTATCCTGTTCTCCGTTTTGGGGAAGGTGGTTGAGGGGTCTAGTCTCAACCTGCCCTTCGGTTTCTCACTCGGTTCGCTGAATATCCGCCTTGATAATGACCTTGTCCCAGATCATAGGTTTTAGCCCCTCGGCTCGGCGGTGAACCTTGATGCCGATAACTTATCAGACTGATTCCCCATCGCAAACCGCTATATTTGCATTTTGCGGAGAATTTGCGGTTGACCATCCTTTTGAATAGTCAAGGTATTCCAAAATTTGTTCTTGTTTTGTTCTAAGTTATTGATATGCAGATGGATTTAATTTTTGATGCAGATTTAGCATGTTTTACAGTTAAAAACGCCACATATAGTGGCCATTTGCTCAAATTGGGGGGCTAACGTTTTCTTGCCTAAAGTTGTCCACAACTGAGACATCACTAAGACAAAAAAAATTGGCCGAATCGATTCGGGCCCGGCCAACTTTGTGCAAAAAAAATTTTCATCAGAACCCCTATTGGGGCGGATAGACCAAGATATCGGTTGCCGGATCGTACTCATAGGCAATCTTGCCCGTTAGATCCACAATCTGATATTCATCCTGACTGAGAAAATATATGATGCAAAAGCGGCCCAGTTCAGCCGCTTCCTTTAGTGCTGAAGCCAAGAGATCGCAGGCATATGATTGTTCAACCAATGAACTGCTCTCAGCAAGGGCTTCGAGGGAGGAGTATTTACTCATAGGCTCTACATCATCCTATAAGGGGGCATCAACTACACAAGTTGAACCCGGTTCAATTTAGTCAGGCTACCACTGTGTTTGGTCCGACACAGCCTGACGGCGAAGGCCCTATTTTTCGATATCTCGAATCGCTGGATGCGGGCCTATGCGTATCTTGACGTAGGGATGTATTAACCGTCAACCTGGGCGCCGTCACAAAACACTATTTTTCTGTTCATACCACAAGATATAGTAGCTGATTTTGAAGCAGACACCATGATGTGGGGTAAAATGCAGCTTTCAGGCAACAAAAAACGTTAACAAACTTATCATCTGTTAACGTTTAATAACTTTTTATGTTTTTTAAGAAAAAATAAGAGCTACAGAGAGTAAATAAGGGTAAATTAAAGTAAATAAGAGTAATATTTTGTATAACGTACGCTACATTATTCATTAATGAATACAACATGTTAACACTGTGTTGACAATTAAAGTGTGATAAAAATGTTCAACAATATCAGTTTGCTAGCAATTTTTCTGGAATTCCTGGGGTAAATATTTTATCTATTTAAGTGAGTTCCGGGGATTGGTCTCCTCGGTTCGCTGGATAAGAGAACCTCTGCAGCTACATATGCAGAGGTTTTTTATTGCCTAAAGAAACCTACTACGTTGTCTAAACCTCGTCCAAAGGTATTCACTACGTTACCCAACATGCTATCTGTCTGTTCGGCCGTATTGTCCGCTGGTTCAGGCCCAACCCTCACCTCATAACGAAGTGTCCGCTCTGCGGCTGGTATCACTTCAGCAGCAAGTTGTTTTAATCTGTTCTCGCCCACATTACTTGCAACACCTCTGGCCAACTCAGCAAGCTCCCTAGGGGCCGCTAGAGCCATTGTAATTATCTCCTTCTGCCTTTCAGCAGAAAGCTGTTCCATGGCTTTAATTTGCCCTTCAGAGAGGCGTCTGGCGGCAGCAGCTTTTGGGTTCATATAACCGAACGAGAATAGGATTGCGGTGGATACACTGTCCCGTATTCCAAGGTTAGCGGCAGTATCGCTTCCAGCCTTTGCTATTTTCATCCGGCTGGCGATACTCATGTCACTAAGTCCACCCAGCGCCTGACGAAGTGTTTCCTCCATAAAGGGGTCATCAGGGAATGCTGCTGCCGTTGCAGATAGCAATCCACTACGCTGTTTATCAGTGATCCGTCCAATTCCCGCCAATGACTCTACCGTTTCTCCACCGACACCTGACGGCGTTGCTGTGTAGGACGCCTTTCGAACTAAGGTTAGCAAAGACCCCTGTAGTGCAGACATTGCGGCTGCTCTCTCTGCCTGTGGCAACGTATCAATTTGTGCAACTAGGTCGTTCACATTGTTTGTGGCGTTGTCGCCTGTCACAAGTTTAGCCAGCGTTATATCAGGCTCGGATTTAGTCCGACCAAGTCCATCTACGAGGTTCGCAACGATATTGTTTTCGGCCACTGCTTTTCGCTTGGCAGCTTCTTCAGCCAATTCGTCAGCGGCTAGAGCATTATCACCAAGTTCGGCCTGTACACTTGCAATCCGCCGTTTTGCGTCTTCAAGCTGCCCTACCAATGGGCTTTCGAGCCTACGCATTTCGCTGATAAAGCCATCAAAACTTTTGTCGATCAGATCTATTGTTTGTTGGTCGTTATTTGCTAGGGCCTTTGATAGCCGATCAATCGCTTGGGCTTCATACAAATCCAAAATTGGTTTTGATACTTCATCCCGACGAAGGCTGTCAGACAAGGCATAGGCCAGTTGATCGAACTCAGCACCAGTACGGTCAGCCATGATTTGTGGGACAACCTGCCCAACAGATCCGCTTTCCAACTCAACGATACCTCTTGTGCGTCCACCGTCAGGTACGGGCGTCCTTGCCCCCTTATAGGCTGGCTCTACAGCCAAATCGGACAACTGCTTTACCCCTGCCCCTTGAGCAAACTTATTCTGGGTCTGAATGAACAGTGCATCAGCTTTTTGCGCCAATTCCCCTGCTTGACCACCATTCGCAATCACATAGGCCATTTGCCCCACAGGATTACCATTATCGTCTACCGCAGTTGAGGTAATGTGGTCTCTGAGGTCGATTAGTTTTTGGCGCACTGGACTGCGGTCCATGCCGTCAATCGTCGTCGCCAGTTGCTTTTTCAGTTTGTAGAGGTCAGCAAAGCCAATATCTTCGCCTACAGCGTCTATAAACTGCTGTGGAGTTAATTCACCTGCAAGATCGCCTCTTGGGTCAGCTAGAAGCAAATTATCACCCTGTGGTTTGATTTTGCCGCCTAGTGCTTTTTCAATTTCTCCCATGACAAATCTACTTTGATCCGTCACCTGCCCCGTTGATCCAACAGCGTTGAACACATCAAAGAGCTGGGTCTTGAAGGCATCTGTGTCTATGGGTGCATTCGGGATAGCATCATAGGCTTCACCAACTTGTTTGTACGCCTGAGAGTATGCTTGCAGATATTCATCGCTAACAACGTTTTTGATGTTGTTTATGTAGTTGGTCTCATCAAAGAACTTAAATGCATCTGTGTCGGTCAGCATTTTATTGATGAATGGATCATCCGATACGGCTCTACTACTCTGCGCTCGAAAGCCTGCAGCAGTATCTTTAGCAACTTCCTCAGTTTGCTGTGCTACGTCCATCTGCAACTGTCGTTGGTCAACCAGTGCATCCGCTGCATCAGCAAATTCTGCTTGGTTCGGATTTACTCTCGCAACTTCTTTGTCGATAACCTTACCAACACCTGAAATCATGTCTGCCTGGGCCTGTCGCAGTACTTCAGCACCTTCATTGCTTCTCGCAAGGCTGATGGTCCGCTGCACCATGTCTTTTGTTTTGCGCTCAACAAATGCCTCAAAATCAGGAATTGATCTGCGTTGATTTTGGTAGGTGGCTCGAACATAGTTTTCGGCGCCGTTCTTAATGGCGTTGACCGTATCTACCGGAATTGTATCCGCACTCTGACCAATCCGTACCAGTACTTCCGAATTTGCATCGAGAGTTTTTGATAAGTTTTTCAAACCTTCTGCGAGTGTACGGGTATCCACATTAGTCAGATCGGGATCAATTACCTTGAAAATACCCAACACAGCCTGTGTTTCAGCCTCGCTGCGTACAAATGTAGGATCAACTAAACCTCTTGCTGCCTTGAGCTTATCTTTACCCTTGGTCGCAACCCAACCGCCAAATCCAAGTAAGCCATCAATAGTGCCGTTTAACAGCAGACCATCTAATAGCATTGCCATATCATTCAAGCGTTCTTCTGATGCATTCGGGAAGGTCGCTCGGATGCGGTCTGGTGTGAAATACAAACCCTGATCACCCTCAGTAGATAACACTGACTCCGTCAATGACGCTGCAATCGTACCACCAGCCCAGCCAAAACCTTTTCTTGCCTTTTCGCCAGTGAACGCAGCTCTACCAATGTTTCGACCTAACTTTGTCGCCTTAGCTGATGGAAGGCCATATGTGAGTATTGTGGTAAATACTCCTTCGGCGCCGTCCTGTTCGTAATCGGGAACTGACGCTGCAAAATCACTCTCCTCAAGGATATTAACATCGAGAGAACCATCTTGCTCCCGCTCAACCAATCCAAGTGTTTCCTGAAGGATGTTGCGGGTCGCCTGATCGATCATGCGTTCAAATGCTGAACTGTCAGGTGGTGGCACAAGGATAAATGCCGTCTGCAGGTCACCGTTTTCATCAGTGTACATGCGACGATTAACTTTTACCTTACCATCGGCCATCACTTCATTATCTGTAAGTCCGGGAGGTACAACAATTCGACCACCGAGCATTTTCAGCTCGGGTAGATCATACTCCTCCAAAGCATCGTAGGTCGCTCTTGCTTCCTGCTCATACTCCGCTCGTTTTTGATCAAAAGCGGCTACATCCTGCTGGGCTTGGTTTGGTGTATCATTACCAGTGATGAAGTTGTCGGCAGCACCAATGGCTGCACCCATGTATGTGGTAAGACCAGGACGCTCGGGTCCTTCACCATAAAAATACTCATAATCCCGAGTTTGGTCCGCTTGTTGGCTTGCTTTAATCTCATCCGTTACATTGATACCGATGTTGCCGCCAGGCAATGCTTCAACGTTCTCATTTGCATTAGTTTCAACATTTAAATCAATGATATTACTACCATATTGCTCATTTATACGTTGAGCAAATTTTTCAACCTCAGTCAATTCTTCAGTCATTAGTTGGCTCCAATATGTTTTTCAGTGATTGGAGGGTCATCTGCTTAAATCCTGCCTTGCGGAAGTCAGCCAATAAAGCCTCATACAACTCCTCAACCAACTTTTCTTTGTTGTCGCCTAACCCTTCAGCAGTGCGAATGCGGTCAACTTGCGCAGCCATGACAGATTTTGGTGCGATGTTATTAATCGCAGCACCATTCGACCAATTTTCGATGGCTTTTAACGGCTCCTTTATGGGATCTGCCGCTGCGGGTGGAAGCTGATAATCAGTTTTGCCTGCCAATGCATCATCATATGCCTGCTGACGCTCTTCGCCAATTTCACCTCGGATGTAATCATCCATGGATTGGTTCCAAATTGCGTTACCAAATACATCCCCGGCACCCTCTGGATCGAAGAAGCCGCTAACCCGAGTTTTTCTAGTAGTTTCAGAACTTTCTACTAATGACTTCAACTGACGGTTCAATAATGAAAGTGCTTTAGCTGGGTCGCCATTCGCCAGAACGCTGTCCAACTGTGCTTTCAATTCTTTATCCGACAAAGACATTCCGCTTGAGCCTTGTAAACGGGCTAAACCATAAGCGACCCGCAGCTTCAGCATCTCTGCCTCTCGGCGTTGAGGTGTTAAATCTTCTATGCGATCAAGAAGACCAACTGCTTGCTCGTAGCTGTACTCTTGGTCCTCCTCCATCAGACTAGCAACCGCCGATACGCCCTCCTTCAGGAACGTCGATACTTGTGACGCTCCAACAGCAAAGCGGTTAGTAATTGCCGGGTTCTGAACGATGATATCTCTAAGGTCCACAATGTCCCGAGCCAAGTTGGCGTCTGAGGCCATCTGCACTGTAATTTGCTCAACGGTGTCGTTGTTGTATTTAATTACGCTTTCGACACTGTCTTCAGGTATGTAGACGAAATCGCCTTCCATTACTGTGTTATCACCTGACCGCTTTATCCCACCATCAACTCGGATGCCTCGAATGAGCTGTCCCGCAACAATCTTACCATCTTTGTTGCGTAATCCATACAATTGGGGTTCCTGGTTTTTGGCTGCTTCATCCTCTTTTTGTTGGATCATCTCAGCCATCGCTTTGTCTAAACGCTCGATTAAATCATTCTGTTTTTTCA